TATAAGCGGCTCACCCCATATAGAGGCGAGACTGTCTTTTAAAAAAATAGGTACATTTTGCTTACTGCACTCGTTGACTATATTCTCTATCCACTCACGCTTGGGGATAACCTTGTCTTTCCTGTTACCAGTCTCGCTTCCCACAATCGCCCAGTTGAATTTTCCGGCTAATTCTTTGCCGTCCGAAAAATCCGACTGGATAGGTTCTATGCTAACGAAAGTATTATATGTGATGGCGAAAAACAGAGGGTCATCCTGGGTTACAAGTGTAGTCCCGAACCACATATTATCCTTGCATGGCAAAATATCTTTTCCGTATAAGTCAATATACCGCCCAGGATTTTTAGTTAAGAAAAGGTATCGGTGCCAGGGCGCTTTCTCACACGCTTCAAATACTTGCTTTATCCACTCGTCATGGATAAAATCCCCGAATAAATCTGCCATTGAACAGACAAATATGTTTTGCGGTTTCTTTATCTTTTGCGGTTCGTTTAATCTATCCTTGTAAAATGTTGGGTCAAAACCATACGGATACGGCCCTGTATGATAAACCGCTTCTTCATAACTCCGTACCTTTGCTTGATTAATTATGTGCGTTTTACCTGTTTCCGCATGACTTCCAAATCTATGTGCTATTTTCCAGGCATAGCAAAATTCGCACCCATGCAGACAGCCGGTGACGGGATTCCATGTATAATCACACCAATCAATGCGGCTCTTATTCATTACTAAACTCCTTTTTCCTTTAGCCATTCCAAAATAGCTTCCCGCTTTATCACCCCACCCTCATGGGGTAAGGCCGAAATAATTTCCCACTTGAAAGACTGATAAAGCCCTCGGTCTGCCGCTTCTTCTCCGATGTAACAAGACAGGATATTTAGAGCAAATTCTGCCGGCCCAGATCCGCCATAACCCCATTCAAAGCCCGTGGGGCTATGTCGAACTATCCGATGAGGTACATTAGAATTAGCGCCATCCTCATCACGCCAATACTTTACATCTCCAAAATTATTTATTGCCTCTGCTTTCATACTATCCTCCTCAAAATCAAACTCCAATTGATAATCAAAATACCCTCCCCTGCATACTGGGCCTATTCCAAGCTCCACTGAAATTGGATTGGTTAATACTTTGTTGCAGACCCGGCACTTTGTCATGTCCTATAGCTTTCCCAAGTAAAACGGACTTCAACAGGTCTTAATCGATCCAAAATTGCTAAACCATACATTTCCGCAAATTCGTCGGTTGTAAAATTAGTTATAATTGTTGTTGGTAAAATGTTATTCCAGCGTTCATCGATGATTTCAAAAAACAAGTTCATTTCAAAATCACTGAATTTTTGTCTGCCCGTTTCGTCAATTATCAACAGCTTACATTCAGCGTAATAATCTATGATCTGTTGTTCAGCATTAAAATCAAGTTTTACTTCACGAAATATTTTAGAAAGACGCCGATATATGGCCCCTTCTTTAACAAGACACATTGCTAAGTGCGTTTTGCCAGTTCCGTTTTTTCCGGTAAAGAATAAGTTTGTGTCCCATGCTGTCTTGGCTGTCTTTAAGGCTTTTTCCTTTTCCGGGGTATCAGAGATCCAGTTATCCCATTCGACATTAAAATAACGCTTTTTAATTCCCCGGGATTTCCATTCGCTAATTAGCTCTTCATGCTGCCTCTGTAATCTCTCAGCTTCAAGATTCTTTTTCTCTTGCTCCTTTTTGGCAATTATTTTTTGCTTTTCACTTTCCGGCAGGGCCTCCCATTCTGCACGTTCCTGTTCCTCCCTTGCTATTTGTTGTTTTTTCCACTGGTCCCATAAAATATCAATATTGCTCATACGGGTTCCTTGAAATAACTTGACACTTTTTCCTTTGGAACTTTATCTGTCCCAATTCGTGTTTTTGGTGAATCATTGGCATTTATAAGCCGATTCAAAACTGAAGCTGATAACATCGTTCCTAAAGAATATCCGGTGTTCATTATCCAATCGTCCTTCACGCCGTTATTAATTGCCAGAATAATTAAATCTGCGTTTAGATTTTCTAAATGGGTTTTTAACAGCTTTCTTGTTTGGTTCCAGTTCACAACCGGATTAATCGCTTTGACTTTGCCCTGGGCGTAAAGAGTGTCCCAGTTTTCGAGATAGGTTTTTTCTACCCGCTCAATGTCGTTTGCGGGCTCTCTTTCTCGAAGCGAGGGCTTTTTTGTTTTTTCGGGATTTTGTGGGGAAGAAGGTTTTTCAACATCCTCGGCGGAGCCGCTGTTTATATCAGGATCAAATTTAGAATTAAGATCAGTATTAAGATCAAGATCAGAATAGTTGGAACCCAATCTTTTTTCGTTTTCATCTTGATCCTCTAGTTCTAACCCTATGCATAGGCTATCTATAGGGTAACTATAGCCAATCTTTTTTAGTTCCTTTATTATTTTAACTGGTAATTTCTTTAATACGGCCTCGATACCCGTACTGATTTTTACATGAGTTTCCCATTTTTGATGTTTTGGCCATGTAGGTATGACTATATATTCCTCAAAACGATATGCTTTACCCGCTATCTTAAACTTTTCCAAAATGGATTTTACATCTTTCATTGAAAGGCTAGTATCAAAAGACATTCGCCTATCAGATATTTTATAAACCCCGGCAATGTTGGTTAGGGTATTAGTTAATAAATATAAATATACCGCCTTTTCTGTTATATTAAGACTCTGCACCCATTCATCATCCCAAAACGATGTTGATATATAGCGTTGTGTACTCATTAATTCACCCTCCCAATATGAATTAAACCCTTTTCAATCAGCTCATTTATATAAGCAGCATCAGTTATCATCCGCTGTTTCCGTGCGTTTTTATCTGTCGTTTCCATTCGAGTCACCTTTTCGAGAAAGGCATTTTTAGCCCAATATCCTCTTTTTTTGTACCCACCAATGTAAGATTCGGCTCTGGAATATTCTTCCTGCGAAATTTTAAAAACAACCGTTATTTGGCCTGTTTTTTCGTTTTTGGTGTCCAAGTACCACCCTCCCCTATAAGTCTAGTGATCACTACGCTATTTCACTCCTGAAGGGTTTTTTTAATACCCCTGTAACCCTATTTTTAGCCATTTTTATTATTCTCTTTTTCCCTTAAAAGTTTTCATTTAAATTCTCCTTTTATGCACCCATAGCAGCCAAAGTCAAAGCCTTAGCCGTATTAACCGGCACGGCATTACCTATCTGCTTTGTCTGCTCGGTTACATTCCCTGTGAGGATATAATCCTCCGGGAAGCCCTGGGCTTTCTTAAGTTCATGGTTCTTAAGCATCCTGAACCGTATATCAAAACCTATATTCTGGATTAAAGCGTTCTCGCCACTACAGGTTAGGGTAGGTACAGGTTCATCCAGCGATAGCACCCTACGAGCCTCACCTCCACCGTGGGCGCACTTAATCATAAATGGCTCCAGCAGCCCAAATCGTTCCTTTGTGGTTACAGTTCCCACCGGCTGACTTACCGGCTTTGAAACGCCGTTGCCGTAGTATTCAACCAGTAAGGGCTCTATTAGAACGTGTTCCTGCTTCGTTACCACGGTTGAAAGTGGATCGTCTAAGGAATGGCTTCTATCCTTCGCCGATGCCTGTCCTATAGCAGTGATAAACGGTTCAACAAGCGCATAGCGGTTCGAGGTATCAATTACCGGAAGCGGCTTTTCTATGTCGTGGTTCCTGTGGTCGCCGTCCTGCTGCCCTGCATGGTCTCCTTGGTATCTGGTTATAAAGGGCTGGATAACGCCTATTGCGCCGGCCCCTGCAACGGTCGGGACAGGTTGATCAATGGGACGTGCCGCAGCGCCAGATTGTTGCCCCAAGAGCATAGGAACCGGCTCTATAAGTGCATGATGCGCTCCGGAAGCGGTTATAGCTGATAATGGGTCATCTATGCTATGCGCTAAACCAGTACCTCGCAAAATCGCAAGGAAAGGTTTTGCATAGTCTCCCCAATACTTTTCAACCCCTGCCGCTATACGTCGCAAGGTGGCATCAGCTAGCGGTTTCTTGCGGTTAAATATGGACGTACCGGGCAAAGACCAATCAATGATATCTCTTGCGGTTCTCCACCTCTGATAACCAATTAAATTATCGTCACCGTCCATGTGGGTTATCTGTGGCCACACTATGAGCTTCTTTCCCTTTACCGCCTGAACAAATAAGCGGCGCCGGGTAGTAGGATCTCCATAGTCCGCAGCGTTAAGGATCTTCCAATCTACGGTATAACCAAGGCTCCTAAGGGACAGAACAAAGGCCCGGAAAGTTTTCCCCTTTTGCTCTTTTATAGGTCTACCGTAATTGTCCAGCGGCCCCCAGGACAGAAACTCTGGTACGTTCTCGATAATGACCCGTTCTACATATAGTTCCGATAGCCACTTAAGTATCAGCCAAGGGGAGGCTCGGCTCTGGTCGCTGCGGGGTCTACCGCCTCTGGCAACACTGTGATGGGTACATTCAGGACTGGCCCATAATAGATCCAACTTCTGTCCGGGAATTACTTTAGTGGGATCTATACTTTCAACAGATTGGCATAAATGCTCTGCGCTCGGGTGGTTTGTAGCATGGGTTTCTATGGCACGTTCCCAATGGTTTATCGCCAAGAGATTTACCTTCATTTCTTTTTCCTGGGCTGCCAGCATCAAACCTGTGCTTGTACCTCCGGCGCCACAGAACATATCGACCACGTTGTAATTTTTGCTCATTTTCAATTTCTCCCACTGCCCCTTAAAATTGTTAGTGATCGTGATTTCTTAAAGTGACGTTTAATAGCTCCTTTTTTCTCAAGAGCCAAAATGTGATCATGCGCACCCTTAGCCGAAATCTCAAAGTGCAAGGCAATATCCCTAATCGATGGCGAAAATCCGTTTTGCTTGATATATTCGTCAATATGATTAACAATTTCCTTTTGCCTTTCAGTTAGCGTGCGCATATATCCCCTTTGCTGTTCTTTCAGCCTCCCTGTTTTGCATACCCTCTAAGATTTCTTCAAAGCGCCAACCACTGACTCCAACAAGAAACATTTCGTTTATCAGATTGTCGATGGTTAATTGACGCTCTTTTTTTGTGTAGTCTGCCCAACTTTTCAAGCGATAATCGGGTCGGCCTTTCGGGTTCGGGGTCCCGTCCTCATTAGTCAGATTCCAGAACTTTTCAGCACCGGCACCCAGGTAAAGTTTTATGAGTGCCCGGAAGTGTGCAAGACTCCGGGCATCATACGAATGACACCCTGACGACCAATAGCATTGAACCAGGGCATGGAATGTTTTGTTTTGGGCATCCGTCCCTTCATTAGCCAATTCCACATTGTAGTATTGGGCTACTTTCAATTCGGCGCCGGCAAACTCCCCGGGCCCTGTTACAAGAATTTTCATTACCTATCCTTAGAATGGAATATCATCGGTGAACTCACCTTCCGGGTAAACTTCACTAGCAGGGGGCTGAATAGACTGTTGAAATGCCTGGCTGGGCTGGTGATTTGTACTGGCTCCGAGCAATGGCCTAAGATAACTAACTTGGTTGTATACATTCCCGGTGTTGTTGGGCTTGCCTTGCTTACAAACTACAATTCCCCGCTTGCCTAACCATTCATCTACATTCATGTTTCCAAAGGGTATGCCAAAAGCAATATAAAATTGCTTTAGCTTTTGCTGCTTGAATTCTCCATCAACAATGAAATGCTTTATAGTCCCTCCTTCATCATTTTCAAAAGTTATAACCATCATGTCGTTTCCGCTTTCAGAAACTTTTTCTATAGCGGATCTAACAACGGCCTCGTTATCACCTATTTGGAATTCCTTAAACCCATCCTTAGCACTTTCCACCGATTGCGGTGTGACATTATCCCAAAAACCCACGTTTTTCCTCCTGTCTGTATTTCCAGTTTTTATTAAAAGCCAGAGATAGCTCGGTATCTGCAAGAAGCGACTCCTTCAAATCGGCTACTCTGGACTTCAATAAGCCAAGGCTTTGCGATTCCCAATAATAAGCTTCCTCATAGACCTCTTTTCCGTCTGATATGAGATACTTAAAATTGGGAATATCAGTCGAAAACATATAAATCAGATGCTGGATGCTGCTTTCATACTTCCCCAACTCATACTGACTTACCCGTTTAATGTCATAGATAGTGTCCCGTTTTATGACATCAGCGATACCGTAAACCAAGTCCCCTTCGAGTTCCTTGCTAATTCGCTGTTGCCACATACCGCCGCGGACAATATCTGCAATTTCTATAACGCATAAATCATCTGAAATTGCACCTTCGCAAACTTTTCTGATATTATCCTCAAAGTCTATGCCGGCTTGCATGGCCGGGGTTTTTGCTATTTCAACTTTGTTAAGGGTGTCGAGTATAGCAGTTTTTTCTTCGCCGTCGCTGTCCATCCAGTATTTCCACGATGAATACAGCGATGGTGTGATTAAAAACCCCTTCATGATGCCTTCCCTGCTAAAACAAAACTATTTTTTGGTTTGTCATAGGTTGCACCGATCTCTTTAGCCTTTGCGGTGATTTTATGCCATGCGTAAAGTTTACTGTCCCAGATATGCTTTAAACTGGAAACCTCATTCATTGCATAATTGAGATTGTCTGTATCTTTTACTGCCTGAATTAGGCTATTAATCGTTTGAATGACCTCATCGTAAGGCTTTGCCATATCAGCATCGTCCTTCCTCTTTTTTTCCAGAGATGCGACAACAATGTCCTGAATAAAACTATTTGAAGTAGATATATCAGGGACTTCAATAATTGCATCCAGACCAAGGCTGTTTTTAGCATAATAGGAGCTGTTTGGGCTGAAAGATATCGTCCGCTTATTCCCTGACATTTCCATGTAGCCCATAAAGTCAAGTTCCTTAACGATATCCTTTCTTGCAGAACCGGAAACATCAGGGCGTTTTTTTGTAACATCCCCCTCTTTTTCCTCGCTTTCATGGGCAACGAATAGAACACTCTTATTTTTGCTGTTGATGAGTTTTACCAAGGCACGGAATTCTATTTTTACCTGGCCCCAGCCCTGCATGGTAAGCTGGCCGTTACTCTGCCTGTACTTGGGATTCTTTTCAGTCACATAATCGCTTATGCGGTCAATAAGTTTCCCAAGGGTGTCGACCACAAT